ATTGCTTGTTGGAAACAAAGCAAGGGTGATATGGAGTATCTATCTGTTAGGTTTACAGAGCCACAAGAAAGTGTGAATGAGCTTGATGATGATATTCCATTTGGTAAAGAGCTAGATGAGATGTCAGTAGAATTAAAGAAGAAAGAGAAAGGAGAAACGTATGATTGGTAAAGTTAGTAAGGGTGGGGGTCGCCCAAAGAACCCTGTTAAAAGTACCAACTATAATATACCTTTTACACCAGATGATTTGAAATTAGTTAATGAGCTTCAATCTTATTATGAGAATGATATGAATTTAGAATTAACTAAAACACAAATTATGAAGACAGCATTAAAAGTTTTGCATAGACAAATCTATTCAGAACAATCAATATAATATTTACGAGGAAGGTTTACAGGGGTGTCAGCCTTCCTCACTAACCTTGAGGAGGGCATATGCCAAGACAAATAACAACGTGGGATAATAAAATTATTCTTAAAAACAAAAAAGAAATTGGAACCAAACTATTTGAAGATGACCCAAGAGCAGATTCGTATGATAAAAATGGAACTGTATATAATAACTATGGAACAGAAGCACCAAGAGTAAAAGCTTGGTTGGGTGACGAATCAATTAAAGCTAGAAAACGTGCGCCCAAACATTTGTTTAAGAAGAAATACTAATGGTTGTTTACGATTTCACTAAGATGCCTAAACGGATAGACTATATCTTGATAGGAAAAGAATTGTTAGCTAATATAAATGGTATTATGTACAGAACAGTTCTTAATAAACAAAAAGTTGTTAAACTTATTGGAGATAAATATGAAAGCAAGTACGAAACGAAGAGGTCGCCCACCTAAAAAAAAAATAATGAGTACCGAATCACGTACTTCAGTTCGCAATCAAACCAGTATCCCTTTTTTTACGTGGCTAAACAACCAGATAAAGATTTTAACAGGAAAGTTAAGAAAAACGTCTTGATATAAAGACGCTCAGAGGGGTGGAATGATACCTTCTAGTATGATTGTACCCCTCAAATATCCAGTAATAACTGTCGTAGCTCTGGTCCACGAGATTTAACTTGACCCCACCAACGGCTTTGTTCCATCTCTAAACCAGCAGTTTTAAAATCTTTTTTCTCTATTGCGTCCCAGAACTTTACAAATTTTGCAAATCTATTCCAACCCATATTGAATTGCATAGATAATAATACAATCTGTGCTTGTTCTGGTAGCTCTCTCCATATAGGTTTATGTTTGTCCAGCTCTTGAGAATGTTTTTCTAAGTCACGAGCAAGAATAAAATCTGCTGTTTCTTGGTCAATACCTTCGGCAAGGTTGTGTCCGTAACCGATTGTCCATACACCTACTGTATCTTTATACATATCAAGGCGACAGCCTTCGTGTTTTTTTATAACATCAATTAAATTCATTTTATCTTCTCCAATATTCTATCTATCTTTTCTTCTAGTCTATTAATAGATACAGTTACATCATCTCTCTTCGCGTAATCTTCTCTAGTTTTATTTAATAAAATATCTATACGCTTTACTTCTCTTGATTGACTACCAAGAAACCAACCACCACCCATAACAATCAATGCAATTAAACCATCAATGATGTGAACTAAATCCATTATCTATGTCCTTTAGTTTTCTTTGCTATCTTCTTTGGCTGTTTAGAAAACTGTTTACCTTTGCGTGTATCTTCTCTCTTCTTGCGTGAGGTACGTTGATACTCAGCGTCCGATAAAGATTTTATTGCACTGGTTGGTAGGTATCTTTCGCCAGTAGCTTTAGAACCTTGAGTGCTAGGCTTACCAGATTTAGTACGCCACTTCTGTTTACCCCAATCGAGTAAACTTTTTTGTGGTGCCTTCACCCTGTGTAACCTCCACCTTTAGATTTATATTCTTTGGCTAACATCTGTGCTTTACGAGCTGACCATTGACCAGCCTTGCCACCTTTAGTACCAGCCTTTATACGTGCAAAAATTCTTTTACGCATTGTAGGTTTAGTGTAGTTACCAGCTTCATTAACTGCCACGCTTCATCTTCCTTTTCTTTGACGCCATAATTTTTTTCTTCAAAGCTTCAGGTAGATTCTTTTGTTTACCTGACATCTTGTCATCATTAGAAGGTCTACCTTTTTGTGACCCATATGTTCCTTTACCCATTGGCATAACTTATCTCCTTTAACAATCCCATTTACGTAATGACTTATTGATTCTGCTATTAGGATTGTTTGCTGTTTTAGCAGAAGTCAATTTCTTTTTCATACCTCTCATTCTAGCACAAAAACTTTTTCTACGACTAGCCGACTTAGGACTTTTCTTTGCTTGAGCTTTTGATACTGGTGGTTTTAAGTTACCACCTTTAGCATTATAAGACCTACGACCAGCTTCGTTTAACCCACCTTCTGGATTCTTACCAGCTTTTCTTTGCCATAAGGGAGTAGCCATATTACTTTCCTTTGTTCATAAGCTGTAACCCAGTCTTACCAAAGCGATAACCGAATGAACTACCAATACAAATATATAAACAAGTGGAGAACCAAGTCGGAGTTGATGTATTAAGAAAGTCAAAGCCTTCTTTTACATAAGGTTGTGTGTACGGAACAAAACAAGCAACAAGTATAGCACCAAAAATAATTGTCCAGAACTCATCTTTCCAACTACCAGCCATTTGTGCAGTTAATGCTTGTTCGTTAAGCATCTCAGATGTAGCAGAGGTACGATAAACTTCAGCTTCAGCTTGAGCTTTGGCTACTTTAATATCTGTTTCTGCTTTGGCTTTACTGACTTTACCTTCCAGCCAAGTACCAGCAAGAGAACTAATTGGACCTATGATAGCACTAAACATTACTTTTCCTTTTGAGGTATGCAATAAGTTGTAACATAAACTCTGGAAAACGCAGTTTGCTGGTGTGTGTTTTGGCTTCTAACTTTTTCTGCATATCCAAGACACGTATCCAAATCATTGAAGTAGACATTCTCTTTAATCTCCGTTCCGTGTAGTATAACAACTAAGACCCATATCAACTAGACCTACCCATAAATAAACCCATAGCAACTGCATTAGCAGAAGTCAATACAGATACCATACCACTCTGTTCTAGAGATGGCGAGTCTAAACCCATATACCAGAACACAGTCTTATAAGTAAGATACATATATAAGAGTATCAAAGCTCTTGGTATAACCTTAAAAGAATCTATTACGTGTGTCCAATCTTCTACTATTTGTGTCATCTTTGTCATAAATCACCTGTTCTTTTTAAATAAAATAAATATCCAAGATACATTATTACACCACCGATAAGAGTGCATAATAATACAATGCCAACTATGTTCATTACTTTAGAACGAAACTCTGCTTGAGCATACAGTTGTTCTTGTCTTTGCTTTCTAATTTTCGATTGCATTTTAAGTAGCTCAGCCCACGCATTAGGTCCGTGAACCATATTAATCCAACTACGTAACTCGTCTTCCATTGCTTGTGCTTTTTTTTTGGCAGCGAAAGCGTCCATTGCTTCTTGTTCTACACTTGACCCAAGAAATAATTTCTTAAACAGAGGTGGATTCTTAGACATCTTCTCTGCGTGGTTGACATCAGACACAGCTCCAAGCCATTTACCGATATCTCCATACATAGATTCCACATCACGTCCAGCTTGGAATCCTTTTTTTATTAAATTAAATGCGGTTGAAGCTGTAGCTAAAGCAGTTACTGGGTCCATACATTAAACAGTCTGACTTTCTCTAAATGTTTTGTAATTAGCTTTTACAGTATCAGTCCATACAGCTTCAGCTATGGCTTTTACTTTTGCATTTTCACCACTTATATCTGTAGCATTATGAACCCATTTTCCATCATCATCTTTATAGCTATCAAATGGTTGTAATGAATGTCTATGAAATGATTGACTTAACATTACTTTACTTCCATCTTCTTGTTCTTCCATAATGTTTGTTGCTTTTCGCACTTCTACATTATAATCATTTACAACTTCTATTTTGTCATAAACTTCTTCTTTTGTTATATCGCCTTTAGCCATAATACTTCCTACTCTGTTTGATAAAAAAATTGTCCAGTAAGCATATTGCCTTCACCAGAACTGTGACTTCGCATTTGTGCTGTATATATGTCATCAACAAAATTACCATTGTAAGAAGCAGTATCACCCATATTTCTTAAAGATATTATTGTTGAATTATTATTAATCAGAAACCCAACACCAGTTGTTACACTACCCATTGAAGAGAATACTGCTGAAACACCACCACCATTTATACTGTCATTTGACGCAGTAAAAGGTAATCCGTCCATTTGCACTCTATGATTTGAATTGTGGTCAACTTGTCCATTGTTAAATGTTACACTTGTTGTGCCTATTGCAAATCTACAAAAAACATTTCTACCAATTCTTGTATATCTGCCATGCTGTCTATTGTAAGTATTTACAGTAATAGATGCACCATCTGATGTTCTATATGTTGGTGTCCAAGTTCCTTCTTCGTATGCATCAAGAAGTTCTGATGTCATAGTACCAGCATTAGTTACAGCACTAAAATCTATACCATGACCAGCAGTTCCTATGACAAGGTTGCCATCAGCAATTGTTACATTTTTAGAATCATCAAGTTTAAGAACTTGATTGCCGTCAACACCTAAGTGAATAAAACCACTAGCAGTTGCACTACTAGGGTCAGCATCTAAATATAATCTACCAGCAGTACCAGATATTTCGGCTTCAATATTTCCATTACTATCTTCAAAATCTAAAACAGAACCAGTAGTTGCATCAGAACCACCTATAGTTACCACTTGATAACCACTATAATTATTTGGAGTTAAACTTTTGCCTATACCAACTGCTTCAGCAGATGTGATTGTGATAGCAGTAGCATCAGCATTGTCATCAATACCTTGAGAGGTAAATGCACCAGTAGTTGTTATTGCACCACTTGTATTAATGGTAGCATTGTTTGCTATCTGGTCTGTACTTACAGCATCATCAGCAATATCTGCCGTTTCAACAAGACCACTACTAGATGGTTTGAATTTAGATAAGTTTCTTGCTAGGCTCATAGTTTATCCTACTCTGGTTTTTTATTTGCTTCATCTTGCTGTTCTTTAGCTGTCTTTACAACTTTTAAATCAAATGCTTGTGTAACTTGAGCATCTTCGCCAGTAGCGATTGTAACTCCATTAGCATTACAATGTGCTACATTTAAAGCAACAATTTCATCTTTAGCTTTTCTTGCTCTGTTTTTAATAGCGTGACTTATAAAATCTAAAGTTCCATCAACAATATAAGTCATTGCTTTGTCTTCTGTATCTGTTAATTCTATTTCATATTTTGCCATAAATTTCTCCTTATTAAGCTATTAACTGTATGCTTATTCCACCATAATTATTTTCGTGTAATTTACTATTTGTATCTCCCCCAGAAAAAGATGCTACAATAGTGTCGGTTGCTGAAGCATTAATAATTCCAGATGTAGCTACATTACAAAACCCAGTATCACTAGAGTCTATATCTTCATAAGCGTTAAATTTAGTAACACCATTGTGTTTTATTGCTACATTAGCCCAAGTTGCACCAGTGTTTTGAACCATACCAAAAAAAGATACAAAGTATTTACCATCTACTGGACAATTAAATGTATTACTTGCAAAATCATTTCCTATATCTATCTGTGCTGTAAATGGTACAGTTACTTCAGCACCTCCAGAAGTAGCAACCATTCTTGAACTACCACGAATAGCAAAAGCTGTAGGTTGGAGTGGTTTATTTACTGACCCATCATTATTAAGTTGCAAAGCACTTAATCCACCAGCTTTGATATACATTTGATTGTCGGTATGATTGTATTCTATTGCACCATTCGGTGTAGTAGAAGTATTGGTAGAACGATTAAGACTTAAAATAGAATAACCATTAGATGCACCAACAACTGTAATACCTCTATTGCCAGAAGAACCACCGACAACTAAATCATCTGAATGTTCAGTATAATCTGCTGGATTTGAAACACCTATACCTACTGCGTCATTACCAGCATCAACAAATAGCATATTTGCATTTCCGTTTGACTCAACTCTAAAGTCTACATCTGCACTATCTTCATTAAATACTGCTCCACCTTTTGCTGATAAAGCACCACTTACTGTAGCTGACCCACCAGATATTGCTCCAGTTGTCGTAATAGCACTTGAACCATTATCTATTGCACCAAATCCACTTGTTATTGACCCAGCATTTAATGCACCAACATCAGTAATGTTTGTCTGTGAAGCTGTCTGTAATGTACCAGTTAATGTTCCACCACTAATTGCACCAGTAGTTGTTATCGTTGATGAACCATTATCTATATTACCAAAGCCACTTGTAATAGAACCAGTATTCAATGCTCCAGTAGATACAATGTTTGCTACTTGAAATGTACCAAATGCTACAATGTCTACATCATCTCCATCTGCTAGAGCAGAAGCAAA